GTTTACCGTCTTGGTCTTGCGACTACTCGTCGTCAAGCTCGTCAATTCGTAAACCACGGTCACATCCTTGTTGACGGAAAACGCGTTGATATCCCATCATACCGTGTAACTCCAGGTCAAGTGATCTCAGTTCGTGAAAAATCATTGAAAGTTCCAGCTATCCTTGAAGCAGTAGAAGCTACTCTTGGACGTCCAGCATTCGTATCATTCGACGCTGAAAAATTGGAAGGTTCATTGACTCGCTTGCCAGAACGCGACGAAATCAACCCAGAAATCAACGAAGCACTTGTCGTTGAATTCTACAACAAAATGTTGTAATATTTTATTAAACAAGATAGGCTTTAGAGCCTTGATATTAAGCACTTTGGGGCGCTTTCCCTTAGTGCTTTTTTTGTTTTTACTACCCTTTTAGTTACCCTTAACCAATTTTAGGTATAGTAAGAGGGTAGCCCCAAAATGGGACACCCTTATTTTTTATAAATTGCTAATAGCCGATTCAAAGATTGAGACGGCTTTTTTTGCTCCCTCTTTGGTAGCATGGACATAAGTGTTTAAAGTCATAGAGATATTAGAGTGACCTAATCTGTATTGCAAGTCTTTGGCCTCTATGCCAGCATATAGCATGATTGTAGCGTGAGTGTGTCGGAAACCGTGGAAACTGATATCAGGAACACCAGCGCCTTTGAAGTGACTTTGTAGTCTCTTTCTTAGTAAGCAAGCGTAGGCGTATTTTGTGGTAAAAGGAGTAAAGACAATTCCCTCAGACCGTCCTAATTGCCATGACTGGACTTGTTGACGTTTTTTATACTGTTTGAGTAGGGAAACTGTAGCCTTGTCTATGTCAATCTCTCTTAGACCTGCTTTAGACTTAGGCGTGTTTGTTTCCTGGTATCTATTGAGAGTCTTAGATATGTTGATAGTGCCTTTTTTAAGATCAATATCAGACCACTCAAGAGCTAAAGCCTCACCGATACGGCAACCACTAGCCAGCAATGTTTTATAAAGCACGTAGTCAAAGAAATTTTCATAGCTAGACTGATCCAAATCTTCCAGGTAGTCTAAAAACTGTTTTAGTTCCTGGTTGCTGAAAAATTTGACCTTATGCTCTTTATTTTGTTGCTTACGTGGGATGATGACATCTCTAGCTGGATTGTGCTTAATAGCTTGCATAGTAACGCCATACTGGAGAATACGGCGGTTTATATTGTTTAGAAAGCTATAGTTTGCATACGCTCCTTTTTCGCCCTTATTGGCCTTGTCAGCCCACTTATTGACTTGCTGCTGAATGATAGGAGTAGTGAGCTTATCTAGCTTGTAATCGCCGAATACAGGCAAAATATGAAGCCTTACGATCCCCTCCATGGATTGCTGGGAGTTTGGCTTGATTGTATTCTTGTAACTCTCCCACCATAAAGCGACTAGCTCCCTATAGGTTGTGATGGTCGGTTTTTCCTTTACGCTATATCCATTAGCTGCAAAAGCATTGACTGCCTCCCTGGCTTTGATTTTAACGCCCTTTTTAGTGTTGGCCGTGACTGTTGTCCTCGCCTTTTTCCCTGTAAGTTTATCAACGCCTAAATAAACACTTGCACGGTACACTGTAGCACCGTTTTTCTTTTTGTATTCTGTAATATTCATAGTCATACCTTTCTAACATCAGTAAGCAAGTATGGGATTTAGTTAAGTATTTATGAATATTGTTTTTATATGGCGCTGAGAGTTACGAGAATAGGCCTATTTTCGTTTGTTTTAGGTGTTGTTTGCCTTATTGAAATCCTCCAAGGCTTTTAGATCTTTAGCGTAAGTTAATAGTTTTTGTTTACTATCCTCAGAAAGCTCATTTATCACGTTTCTTAGCTCTGAGTGAGCAATGGAATATCCTATTATCTCTGGGGTAGAGACTTCGAAGTATTTTTCTAAGATTTCTAACTGTTCTGGTGTGTAGCTACCGTTATTATTCTCCCACTCTTTTATAAGCTCTAAAGGGATAGAAGTCTCTTTAGAGAGTGTTTCTTGAGTTATACCTTTTTCTTTTCTCAATTTTGGTATATTGCCCATCCAAGCAAGGTATTTAATAGGTTCTTGATATCCATAACCAAGTAGTACAGGAACAGTTACCCCTAACAATTTTGCTAACTCTTCTGCTTTATTCGGCTTAATATCTGTTTCTAAATTTTCCCAACGTGAGACAGTCTTTACAGATATATTAAGCTCATTTGCTATGTCTAGTTGAGACAAGCCTGCTTTTTTTCTAAGCTCCTTAAGTTTATTTTTTGTCATTTTGTTGCTACCTTTCAAAAACGATTATAACACAAAAGGAGAAAAAAGACAAAAAAGTCTGTTTTTTAAAATAAAATACTTGACAAAGGACAAAAAAGTCTGTATTATAAACTTGAAAACAGACAAAAAAGTCTGTTTAGAAAGGAGGGCTGGTATGTTTATTTCAACGGAATTAGCTGAAAAGGTACGTGTTAAACGTGCTAAAGCTCAGCAGACTAAAAAGGCTGTAGCTGAGGAATTAGGTATTAAACCACAAACCTATACCAAAGTTGAAAATGGAGACTATGACGCTCCAAAGCGTATCTATGAGGCAGTCATGAACTGGCTAGTAGAAGATTTATAAGATTTCTTGCTACCTTTCACAAAAAGAAATCTGAGCAACAAAAAAAGCCTAAACAGTCGGCAAACTAGCAAGGCTTTTCACTTAAACAACTAAAACCAAAATAGCAAGTATGGGATTTAGTTAGGTATTTATTTAATTATATCACAAAATTGTGATTTGTGCCCAAACGAGAGAGCGCTAACTCTTTAAACTGGTTCTTATTCATGCTTTCAATTTGGCGACTCAGAGTATGAATAAGAGTGGCAGGAAAGGCATTAAAAAGGTGCTATGACTTTTTCCCAATTTTGGAAGAAGGTCCTGGAGCAACTGTAGAAAATAAAATATGATTGAGGAAAAAACATGAACACATACTTTGAAGAATTTGAAAAAAAGCTACAACTTGTTGAGGAAAAACTAGATATTTTGTCAGATTGGCATAAAGCTAAAAATCATGATGGAGCTGCAGAAATTGCAGAAGGTTGTCGGTTGGACATTAGTCAGCTATGGGTTCAGTTTTACAAATTATCTGAGGCATATAAAAAGCAAGAGGCAAGTCATGAGGATTTCTTTAATAGGAATGTTGAGAATTTGCTTGGAGAATTAAAAGGATATGACGAGGAATGTACAGAAAAACATGGAAAAGCTCCTGACTGGTTGCTATTCAATTTCTTAGATCAAGTAATAAAAGAAAATGGTTTAAGTAATGGGATCAATCATGTAACTACGTCAGCTTGGATGTACTTACGTAGTTTAGTAGTTGCTGATCTGCAAAAAAGAGGGCTACTAAAATGAACGAGCTAGATTTAACCAATACACAGGCGGTTATCTTCATGATGGTACTGATTGGCTTGCTACTTTATTTGAACCATCGAGACCGCCAAAAAAGCTCCCAAATGGAGCGAGAAAGCAAACAGATGATAGAAACCCCAAGAGAGGAATTAAACCCTTGCTATGGGTGTTATATTCAACTAGCAGGCAAGCGGAACAATTAGAAAAGGGGTGCAATATGCAACTATTATCAAGAGAGGCAGAGCTTGAGCTACTGGAGAAAGTGGGAGATCACTTAGAGAAAAGGCTTGAGCTTGAAAAGCAGCATAATGACGGCTGGGACTTAATTGCTAGAGCTGATCTACTAGAAAAGTTAGGGATTAGCGGAACAACGTTGAATAATTGGGAAAAACACGGCTTAAAGCCTTATCAGTCGCCTTTTGAGAACAGTAAGAAGATTTATTACCGCAAGACCGATATATACAATTTTCTTGCAGTAGATTAGGGGGAATAATGACAAAGAAAAAAGAACAATGGACACCCGTCATAAAAAATCTACGTAAGGTAATTGTGGACGGTGTGGAGCAATGGGTGGAATTTGAAACAGAGGGCCATGTCATTCCTGCTGGTCACTCTTATTATGACATCATCAGGGGAATTAACAAGGAGGTGCAACAGAAATGGGAAATCGTAGAATGATAAGTAAGACAGTAACCCAAACTCAGAGATTTTTGCGGCTACCATTAGAGGCACAGGCTCTATATTTTCATTTAATTCAAAACTCAGATGATGATGGAGTAGTAGAGGCTTTCCCTGTTGTTAGAATGATAGGGGTTAGTGAGGATAGCCTAGGACTTTTGATAGTCAAGGAATTTATCAGGCCGCTTAATGATGAAATGGTTTATTTTATTGTGGATTTTCATGAGCAGAATACTGTTAGAAAAGACAGATACAGTCCTAGTATCTATAAGCATTTACTAGAAAAGCCACCTGAGAAATATACTGGTTTACCAATGGACAACCAAACGGAAACCACTGGTTTACCCAATATAAGTCAATATAAGTCAAGTCAAGATAATCTAAGTCAATCTAGGTCAAATCAGAATGACGAGGACGAGCATGAAAATCCAATCTTTGAAAAATTAAAGTCAGCTTTTGGTCAAATGTCAGTCAATGGGACAATGATAGAAGAAGTGAGAGACTTGTTAGAGATCCATGGCAAAGAGTTAGTTATCCATGCTCTTGAGGTAACTATCCTAAACGCTGGTAAGTCAATTAGATATACCAGGTCAATTCTTTCAAATTGGCAGGGTCTAGGACTTAAAACAGTAGAGCAAGTTAAGCAGCATGAAGAACAAAGGCAAAAGCTGAAACAGTCACCTAAACAAGCTGATCCTATTAGCCGTGAGGAATGGCTAAAAACACGAACAGAGGAAAACCCATTTTAGGAGGGGAAACAATGGAAAATAAATTTGAGCAATATAACAACAGAAAAATTAGTGAAAAGGTATGTGAGGTTCATAAGGTCGATTATTGGCAAATTTCAACACCTAAGAGGGGTAGTAAGGAACGAAGTATACAAGAGTTTTGCCCTGAATGCACAAAGGAACTAATAGAAAGGCAGGATAGGGAGGGAGTTAATAACAGCCTAAACGCTGAGATTTACCTAAAAACCTATAATGTGCTTATGCGAGACAGTACGATCCCTAGAGAGTTAAAAGAGGCTAGCTTTGAGAATTTCATAGCTGAAACAGCCGAGGAAAAGCAATTACTAGAGTTTTCAAAAGGGCAAGTAGAGAAATACTTGGACGGTATGACAGGGAATACCTTGTTTACAGGCTCTACAGGGATTGGAAAGAGTCATTTAAGCGTAGCTATTGCTAAGGCTATAAACGAGGGCTACAAGGCCAAAGGAGAGCCTAAGAGCGTGCTATTTGTCAATCTAACCGAAATCCTTAGACGAGTTCGAGAGAGCTTTAACTCTACTAGCAAAGAGGGATACTACTCAAGAATGCTGAAAGAGGTTGATTACCTGGTACTTGATGATTTGGGTATAAAATCGGACAACGCTAGTAGTAAAGGTAAATCAGTCTGGGAAGAAGAGTTTATTTTTGATATTCTCAGTAACCGAGACAAGACTATTATTACTACAAATCTAAGCAGCTCAGAGATTGCTAGCTTGTATAGTGATCGAGTGGCCAGCCGTGTTAGAACAGGCCTAGAGGGTAACTTTTTCAAGTCATTCACAATCAAGGATAAGCGATACTCAATCAGTAGCTTAAAGGCTAAAGTCGCTCAACATTGAGCAGGCTAAAAAAAGTATGCATGGTGTGCACCTGCACCCTTAAAAGGTGCATGCTTTGCATTCCAAAAATGGAACTCAAAAATGAGCTAAAGTACACTAAAAAGGGTAGTAAAAAGCGTTGGATAACTTAAAATATCAGTTATATCAACGCTTTAGGACTACTGAGATTACAATAAGTTCATATATTTCAAGTAAAGGAGTAATCAAAATGACAAACTACAAAGAAAAACACCGTTTCAGTTATAAATTTGAAAATACTGAACATGCAAAGGCGAACAAAATAGCTGATGTGGCAAGTATTGCCATTCATGGTTATTTCATGGGTACTGGAGAAAGTCCAGTAACAGAAACAACTATTAGTGGAGATGGGACTATCACAGTAGATTATCAAGGTAGAACAGCAATGGGGGAAGCCCTGAAACGTATCTGTTTAGGTTTTGCTAATTACTATGAACAGGATACAGAGGGAGAGGAGGCTTAGTATGATACAAAAGACAGAACAGCTTAAAGATTTGCTTGATAGAGGCTTTGTATTATTCTCAAAAAATGGTATAATAAAGTCAGCCAAGTTACCAGAGTTTGGTAGTCTAATCATCACAACACAAGATGGTAAACCCATTCAAAAGGAAACTAGGCAAAAAGAAAAAATTTAGCTGCTGACTAGAAAACTAGAGGCATGATATAAGAGTTTAACCACTCTTTGTCATGTCTCTTTTTATTTTAGTCATAGAAAGGAGGGGACTTTGGGAACAGGAGTAAGAGTAAAGGTAAATCTAAAAGGTATTGAGCGTAAAGTAACACCTATGGGATTAGCGAGAGCCAAAGAGGCAGTTACTAATCAGATGGTTATGGACATGCACCGTTTTATACCTAGGCGATCTGGAGAACTAAGAGGAAACTTAACTAAGGCCAATGGGAGAATAGTCTATAATGCGCCGTATGCAAGAATGCAGTTTTACGGCAAGAAACGGAAAGGGTTCGTTTCAGATAAACAGCGTAAGTTTTTCTTTGCGAATAAAGAGGAACTACTAAAATATAAAAAAGCCCCAGGAACAGGACCGAGATGGGATAAAAAAGCTAGCGCTCTATATTCTAAGGACTGGGAACAAGTAGCTAAAAGAGCGCTAGAATTGAAATAAAGGAGAATTACCATGACACTACAACAAATAAAGGCACAAATTTACAGCCTAGGCACTTATAAGCAGCAAAAGATTGAGGCTTATGGAACAATGAAAAAAGAACTTTGGGAAAAAGTTCGAAATCAGGTTTTATATCAGTCTGAGGCTGAGCTACGCCTGGAGAACTTTAAAAAAGAGGCCGATCAGTACTCAGATACTGAGTTTGTCAATATTCTAGCTAAGCTAGAGAACTTTGAACAGACAGAACTAGAGAAAATTAAATCAGAGTACGAAACAGTAACGGCTGATAATGTTGCTGAGTTGAACTTGCTGAGCACTATGAAAGTATCGGAACAGGAGCTACTAAGTTACTTAGAGAAATACAAGCGTAACCCGTTGGCCATTAAGAAATTACATGAAATCGGAGCAGCTAACAACATTGCTTTACCTAGCTATATCCTGAAAGAAGATAGGCTAGCTGAACTGTTAAAGGTATTCAAGCAACATGCTAAGAGCTATCATGATACTCCAATCATTGATAGTAACGGTTCAGCAAGTGATCTAGCTTTCATGTTAGTTTTAGCTAGTGATGAATTGAATACTGCTTTAGAAACATACTCTAATCATTTTGATACGGCTCTAGGGCTATCTGAGAGCTTGTAAAACTAGTCAAAAGTGTATCAGCGATAAAATACCCTGATACACTTTTTAGAACGGTTTACGGAGCGTTTAGAGCGTTCCAATGAAGTATAATTTCCGAAACGAACACGGTGAGAGGGTGCTAAATGGAGAGAGATGTTAGAGGGCGTTTTTTACCAGGTAATCAAGTTGCTAGAGGTAATCGAGGGAATAGACAACCGAAGTATGGAAACAATAATGCTATGAAACACGGTTTATATAATCGTTATACAGGACTTTTACCTGGTAGAAGTGGCAGCCTTTCAATCTATAAAAATGGAGTATATTTAGGCTCTTTACATAAGAAATACTATCACATAACAGAAAAGGGCGAGATAATGATAGACGTACAAGTAGTACAACGCCTAATAGATGTTTGTGGATTGCCAGAAAGTCTTTTCGGAGATCCTGAGTACGTTGAATACTATGAGTAATGTCCGTTTTTGGACTTAACTAAAACAAAAAAGCCAAGGCACCCCGCCTCAGCTATAATCTCAATAATATTATTATACCATAAAGGAGGCCAAGGCATGACACCAGAGCAGGTAAAAGAAAAACTAGAGGGCGTCAAGTGGATCAATAAAGAAATAGAGGGCTTATATTTAGAGCTTGCAGCTTTAGAAAGTGGTATTATCAAAAAGCAAGAACTGAGCACTACCAGGGTACAAACAAGCAGGGTAAATACGGCCGAGAATAACCTTATAAGTGTTCTAAAGCTAAAAGAGGACACTTTACAGAGAATTGAGCGACTTACTGAAGAGAGAATGGAAATATCTAGGCTGATCGATAAGCTGGCCAATCCGTTTGAGCGTTCTGTTCTAAGGCTTTTTTACTTGAATGATCTCGACGCTTGGGAGGTTGCTGAGGAAATAGGGAAATCTAAATCTTCGATATATCGTGTAAGGCAGGAAGCTATAGAACACTTGGCTGGTCTGGTACATGCAGATTGATTTATACCTATGTAAAAAGTCCTAAGACTGAGTTTAAAAATACTAAGGTTTTACAAAGGTACAGGGCCTTTTTTCTAGTGATAGAACCCTAAGATTACCGCAAGGTGGAGAGGTTTACCGAGGGTTAGAAAACGGTGAGGTAAGGGTTAGGTACCGAAGTTTTACAATGGTGAGGTTTTGGTGAGGTATAAGAGTTGTGGTAAAATTAAGATAGAACAATGAGTACAAAGTAAAGAACTAGAACAAAGGTATCATTGTTTTAGAAATGAATTTAAGAGAGGAGTAAAGTCTATGAATTTGGAAGAAGCGTTAAAACAAGTAAGCAGCTGAAATCTTAAAAAGCCTGCTCCCTTAATCCCTTCTGAAATGACTGACGAAGAGCTATCACATTTGAGGTTTACTACGTTTTCAAAAGAAGATGAAGAGGCTATCATGGCTGAACTCAAGAAAAGAGGTCTAGTGTTATGAAATACAGTCAACAAGTATTAGACATGCTAAAGCAAGCAGTCAGTGGTCAGATTGATAATTTTTGGGATTTCTCCTTTAAGTTTAACGCCCTTTTTGGAGAAGATGAAGACTTTGCTGAGGCTTGGGACAATGAAAACCCTGAAATGTTTGACGCTCTCAATGACTTTGAGTTGATGATGTTCTTAGAGGAACATGACCCAAGTGATAAACAAGAATTTATCAATTTCTTAACACCTTACTGCGAACGAGCAAAGCAATTAGCCAATATTGAAAGGGATATTTAAATGAAGCTCTGGGAATTTAACCGTACAGATGTAGTTATCACGCTTAAAAATGGCGTGGTAGTTAGAGGTTTTGTCCAAGAATACTGTAACAAAGATGAAAACGATGAGGAGATTGACTCAATCGGCTTGGATATCGACGGTACTCTTTATGAGTATTTTGAGGATGAAATCCTTAGTATTTCAGTAGCATAGCGCTTAGAACATGTGAGAGGGCCAAGAATGAGTAAACAACTTTGGAACTACCTACGCTCAAGAGTTCAGGTAGTAACTAGTGACGGTAAAGTCATAAAAGGTTTTGTCACAGATTTTATTGACGAAATGGACAATGATGAGCAAGATGAAATCACTATCCTCATTGACAATCCTAGCCCTGACGAACCAACTGAGATTTCTCTATTTGAGAGTGAGATCATCTCAATTAAAGCAATCTCATAGCGCTTAGAACAATCTAGGCCTTAGACAGAAAAGTAAAATAAAAAGCACCTTTGACAGGTGCAATTTACTTGCTTACTGAACTCATCAATTTAAGTCCCCTTTTTGTTACCCTTCATGTTTTCTCAGCTTATTTGAATTTAATAGTTTTTGAAGAAATCAAGTTAGATTTAGAGCAGGCTTAGGCCTGTTTTTCTGTACCTAATCACTGCAAGATAACAAAATGCTTTAATTTTAAGATATATCTTACAGAAAGCCTACAACAGTGGGCTTTTTCCCTTGTCTTAAAATGTTGATTTCTGGGTTTGTATAGTGATTTGCTAGTAAGGTTATTTGTGTATCTAAGTCTATCTATTCCAAGAATTAAGCGATGTTGATGATATAAATCTGGTATGATATAATATTTTGGCCCCCTCACTTTAATGAAGGGAGGTGTTACATATGTTAGAAACTTTACTCACAGTGTTTCTAGCTCCGTTACTTATTAACGTGTTATCTGAGCTTTTCAAGCTATGGCTTAAGAAACGTAAAAAGTAATGGTTAACCCTTTTAGAGGGTAGCAAAAAACCCCATCGGTGGCACGGTGGGGCTTTTTTAGTTACATATGCTGTAACTTTACTCACATTGTAAGTTCATTCTAACACAACTCCCCCGATATTTCAAGCTTTTGTTTTGATATTCCCCAGAGTGTGTTTGTGGTTTGAGTCAGCTTCACTGAAATTAGCCCACGCGCTACTAGCCTCCATTCTACAGCAAAGAAATCAACTCTTTTCTAGGGGATTTCCGCCCTCATTTTTGTCTTTTGTGCTAAAATAGACTTATAAATTGAAAATAAGGAATGTTTATGAAATCGGGTAATGGTTTTTGGAAAGGCTGTCTCTATTTTTGGGGCTTCTTGTTCTTGTTGGGCCTGTTGGTCCAATATGCTCTTCCACTTGCGGCTTGTGTCCTGCTAGGATATGGTGGTTATCGTCTCTATAAACGCTTACGCTATCCTCTTTTGCAGGATCGTTCTCTAGACGATCGGATTGAGCTTTTAAAAGCTCGGATTCGTCAGGCGGACAAAGATATTCAGCAGTTAGAGGGAGTCTTGGTAGAGAAAGGCTCAGAGTCCTATAAGAGTCTGGCCAATCAAGTATTGATCGAACTGCGGGAAATCCATCAGGAGGCGGATCGTCTCAAGTCCTATATCGATGATGATGTCTACAATCGTATTGACAAAAAGGTTCGTACAGTGCGGGCAAATATCGATGTTCAGCTAGAACGTTTGGATAGAGAAAGTCAGGTAGATCTTGAAAATGCGGAGCCAGAGGAATTAGCTCCAGAATTATCCCAGACCTTGGCTAATATTGCCGTTGACCATCAGGCTATTTTAGACAAGATTGCTACCTCTGCTGAAGGGGATAAGGAAGAATTGACTGCCATTCATAGTTTGAAGATGGAAAAATTCCAAACGATTTTAGAAGGTTATTTAAAGATTAAGGCCAATCCGAAGAACTATAATCGGGCAGAAGAACGCTTAGAGCAAGCTAAAGCAGCTATCGAACAATTTGACCTTGAGCTGGACCAAGTCTTGAGAGAACTCAATGAAACAGATATGCGTGATTTTGATATCAGTCTACGTATCCTAGAAAAAGATCGTAAAGAATAGGTTAGAAACAAAGGAGTAAGCATGACAGAATTTAATTTTGATATTGACCAGATTGCCAATAATACGGTAGCTAAGGTGGATAAAACAACCCAAATCATCGAGACTAATACTGGCTCAGACAAGACCTTGACCTTCCTTGAAAAGTTGAGCCCTGAGCAGCAAGAAGGAATCAAGGCGCACGTGCCCCAGTTAGTAGACCAATTTGTCACAAATCAAAATGCTCTTTTGGATTTTGGACAATCTGCTGTAGAAGGTGTGAACAATACGGTCAATCGTATCTTGTCAGAACAAAAGAAATTGCAGATTCCCCAAGTGGATGATCTTCTCAAGAATACCAACCGTGAGTTGCAAGGCTTTGTAGTCAAATACAAGAACGCTGAAATTGCTGAGCTAGAAGAGAAGCCAAACTTTTTGCAACGATTGTTTAACAAGAGCAAGAATACCCTACAGGAATTTTACTTTGACTCAAAAACAGTGGAGCAAAAGCTCGATGGCATGGCTGCCGCAGTGGTCAAGCAAGAAGATGTGCTAGCTCGAAATATCGTCTCTGCTGAGATGTTGATTGAGGACAATACCAAATCCATTGAAAATCTAGTGGGAGTGATTTCCTTTATCGAAGCTAGTCAGACAGAAGCTGGCAAGCGCGCTGCTGAACTGAAGGCCCAAGCTGACCAACTCGATACAAGTACGGTAGAATACCAAACCAAGTCACAAGAATTGGCCCGTATGGCTGAAGTGGTCAATACTCTTGAACAACAACATACTGAGTATGTCAGCCGTCTCTATGTTGCCTGGGCAACAACACCTCAGATGCGCAATCTTGTGAAGGTGTCATCTGATATGCGCCAAAAATTGGGCATGCTTCGTCGCAATACGATTCCGACAATGAAGCTTTCTATTGCCCAACTTGGTATTTTGCAACAATCAATGAAATCAGGTGTCGTGGCAGATGCCATTGTCAATGCTAATAATGCTGCTCTTCAGATGCTAGCTGAGACCAGCAAGGAAGTGATTCCGCAGATGGAACGAATTGCCCAAAGCCCGACAGTCGCTGTCGAGTCTGTTACCAAACTGGCTGAAAGTCTGGTTGCACAAAACCAAGGTATCGTCGCAGCTATTGAATTGGGACGTCAGAAACGTGCCCAACTAGAAACAACCATCGTCAAGTCCGCAGAAATGATCAACGATTCTGTCAAACTACGCGATGAAAAAATCGTCCAAGCCCTTCTAGACCAAGGCAAGGCCGCTCAGAAAGAAGTACAAGAATAATACACAAATCCCCTGCACTGTCGATTTGCAGGGGATTTTGCTTGTTTTAGTAGAAGTTTGAAGGTCAGGGAATTCTTGCTACAAGGATGTCTTCTTTATCGATGCCTCAAAAGAGTTTGAAAAAGGGAAAAATCAAAACAATATGACCGACGACCATATTGCCAAGATTTTGGAGACCTATCAAAAACGCGAAAATGTCGAGAAGTTTGCCCATCTAGCCAGCTTTGAAGAGATTGTCGAAAATGACTACAACCTTAACATTCCACGCTATGTCGATACCTTTGAGGAAGAACCCGTTGTTCCCCTCGCCGACCTAGCCGACCAACTCGCAGAGATTGATAAAGAGATTGGAGAGGTAGAAGCCAGACTCGCACACATGCGCAGCCAGCTAGTAGGCACAACACCAGAAGCCCAAGCAGAATTAACCGCCTATCTCGAAAAATTGAAAGAGATTTAGAGACTTGAGAGAATACTCTGCTAAAAAGTTAGAAAAATAAAAATGACAATAGATTTTCTACTGTCATTTTTTGTTATTAATAACTTTAACAAAAGTCATCTTTAAAAATTTAAAAGTTTATTTCTTTCTTCAATATCATTTTTAATACATTCTTCAAGCACCTTGGGATCAACATAGATCACATTCCCAATCATTTTTGCGGGAATGTTCATAGACAGTACTTGTAACGAATATTTTTTAACAAGTGGTTCAAGTTTTGAGCCGTTTATATGGTTGTTAATGGCAGGGAAAATGATATCTTCCCATGAAAATGTGTAGTTATAAATTGTCTTGTTAAATCCAAGCTCTCTGACTTTAACCATATCATGTATGCGAATGAGTTTTACCAGTATATTAATACCATCAATATTCTTGGCTTTATAATTTTCACGTAAGTCTTTAAAAGAAGCATAGTTCTTGAAGGTAAGATAAGCCAGTAGAATAATTAAGATTAGAGGGATAATGCCTTTAGACGTTAGCAAGTCACTTATAGCTGTCAACTTAAAGCTAAGTATGAAGTTGATAACAACTGCGTACAAAATAGCTAGTAGTGGCAATTTTACAAATAAAAAAGATTTGTATTTTATTGAAGTAATGGTATTGCTTTCTTTAAATTTTATTTTCATAAATGTTTCTCCTTAAATATTATCAGTTGAAAGAATATAGAGAAAGACTATGTAATGTTAGTTTTATAATAAAACACCCCATCAGCTAGATATTTTTGTCTAACTAATAGGGTGTAAGTCATGAAACAGAATGACCTATTATTTAACTTCTGTAAGGGTTAAATAATTGCCCTATAAACCTTATTATATCAAGGATTATATGCTTTTGAAGTAAAAAGGTAGTGATAAAGGTAGTGATGGAATCAACTTGCTAGTTCTTCCATTTTGTTTAGGAAAATATCCACTGCTTCAAATGTCTTTTTAGGAGCTAATTCAGCGTATGTGTCCATAGTTGTTGTGATAGACTTATGTCCCATTCTATGTTGCAGTTCTTTCCAGTTCATACCAGCATTTAACATCATAGATGCGTGTGTATGGCGAAACAGATGAAAGCCATAGTTTGGTAGTCCCAACTCAGTTAGCCGCTTTTTAAGCGTTGCACGTTCATTTCTGTCACACATGTAGTTGCCATAGATAGTTGGAAAAATAAGTGAGGATTTTGGCAACTCATGCTTTTCAAAATAAGCACCCATCTCCTCATAAAATTCCTTGAGTTTTTCCATAACTGAAAGTGGAACGGGAACCCTACGGTTTCCAGAATCGGTTTTTGCGGTTGGTTTACAAATCATCTCACCTTTGATATCTAGTTTCTTATCTGCACTTTTCCACATTAAGGTTTTGCTGACAAGAATTTCATTTGTTTCAAAATCTAGGTCTGTTATTTCCAATGCCAATAACTCATTTATTCGCAATGCAGATGCTAATAGCGTGTTACAAATAACTTTAAAGCGTCTATTTGCTCTTGTATTTGGTAAGGTTTCAAGATAGGACAACCAGTGTTTCAAATCGTCATCATGAAGAACCATAATACGTTCTTTGCTCGCTTTGGGTTTTGGAGGAATTTTAATTGATTTGGCTGGGTTAGTATTCAATCCACAATTTGTAATGCCAAAATCAAAAATATCACGAACTTTGTGAGCCATTGCACCAAAATCTCTTGCACTGCCTTTTGGAGCACGTTTTACACCGGAATCAACAGCTTTCTTTGCTTTTCTAGATAGCTTATTTATCCAAAGTTGAATATCAGCAGGTTTGATTTGATCAGGTTTATAATCCCCAAATTGAGGAATAATGTATGTATCAAGATAGCCTCTAACTCGATTTATAGTATTTTGAGAGGAAACCCATACTTTGAAATTATCGAACCAAACCTCAGCCAAATTTTCAAAATTATCTATTTGGATACTTTGTTTAATAGTAAAACCAGCACTTTCAAACTGAATTCTTGCTTCAATAATTTTTCTATCTAAGGCTTTTAATGTTTTAGCGGTGATAGTTTTTGTTATGCGTTTTCCAGTCTTTGTATCAGTTCCAATATAAACACCCTTTACGGAGTAACTAACATCGCCATTTTGCTTGGTAATTTTAGTTATTTTTTTGTTGTTGTGTTGAATGATTTCTTTACTCATATTAGCCTCTTTCTTCGGACAATTAAAAGGCTAGAATAGAACCCTCACATTCTTTATTTGATAGTTCTATTCTAGCATACTTAAAGTTAAATAGTCAAAAAGTCAATGACGTCTTTCATCTTGTAAAAAACAGTACGTGTTCCTTCAATTGGTGGCTCAAGACGCTTTAACCCTTTGCTTTCCCATGATTTCAACGTATTAGGAGAAATCTGTAAGATTTTCAATAGTTCTTTCTGTGTGACTATCCCATAAGAATCATTGCTTTGTAATTTTTGTTGAATGATAACAATGAGTGTATTAAGTAGCTCTTCAATTTGATTTAATTTCGTCATATCCGTCATATTAGTTTTCCTTTCATCGTTTTACTTGAATATTTTCCACGGCTCTTTTTCTTTCTTTAATTCATCTTTTCGATTATTTAGAAAAATAATCGTATCAGGAGAGGGCTTGTACTTTGTTTTGAAATGAATCAAAACATGCTTGAAAAATTCCTGAATTGATTCGTTACCGTAAATTTTATCAATTTTGTATAGAAACGATTCTAAACCACTATTTTTTAACAAATAAATGTAAGTAGATAATAAATCATTTTTCCGCCGTGGTTTTGACCTCAATAAATCAAAATCAGTCGAAACGTATTCCAGCATAACCTTTGAAATATCCCATAATTCATCATTCTTGAAAAATAAATACTTGTCTGTAAATCGTTGAAAAATTAGGCTCGATAATTCTTTATCATTTCTACATTTTAAAATATCTAAACCAGTTTGGTTAGCGTAAGCCTGCCTAATTGACATTTCAAATCGCACCCAATCATCACATTTCAAGGCTTCGTCATAATAGATGCCTTTCTTTTGCTCCTGTTCCAATTTTTTATCATAGATTCTTAACAGTAGAGAGTTTCCTTTATTTGCTTTGCTACCGACATAAATCGTTTCTGCTCTGTTATTTGTGTTAATAGTACGGATATTTGACTGATTTTTTCTCAATTTAATTGTATTTGTAACACTGTCAACATATTTTGATTTTATTATTGACTTATTTAATTCTTGATAAATCTGATTTACTTTCAAACCTTCATCTTTAAAATCAATCGCAAAATCAATTTTTGAAACTCTACAACTACCTCTAAAATAATTTTCTAATTCAAAAAATTTTTGAACTAATTGACGATACGAAATTTTTTGATTATCTTCTTCGCGTCGTTTCAAATAATGTTTTAAACCTTGCCCTGAGAATTTGAGAAAAATTCCCATTCTTGGACTGTCCGTGTTAAAACATAACAAAATTTCAAATTCATCAAAATTGATAATATGATTGTAGCCTGCAAAACCTTTTTCATTTAACTTGAAATTAACTGTGTACTTTTCTAATTCCAATAATTCATCAATTTTTAAACAGATATTAGAAGCAAATGCTTCATAATCAGACATCATCTCGTTAAAATCAGGTAAAAATACAAATGAAATTTCATCAACGTCACATTGAATCATATAAAAAAACTCCTTTTAATTATTCTGTAGTTGACCCCGTAAGGGGGTGGGATGGGGGTCATTACTAAACCCCCATGACCCATTATTTACGCTTTTTTCTTAATCTTTGACCGTATAAAAACGCTCGTTTGAATGTACTAATCTTTTCCAAGCCGTGCTCATGTAGATTAATGTTCCAGAATCGTCTGGGTTTGCTGAACTGGCCGTCACTAGTCATGATATAGCCTGAAAACCTGGGCGCATGATTATCAATGTTATCAGTTTCTCCAAATACCATTCGAGCTAATTCGTCTGTAATAGCTCCATTTGATAAACAGATACGAACACCTAAATTATCCCGTATTGCTGTTGAAAGCAATTCTGCCCTTGGTTGTTGCATGCAGATACACATGTAGACACCACTAGAGCGAGAACGCGAAACGATAGATAAGACCAAATCTTGAACCCTTTTTCTCATCTTGTTATCTGTAATGCTTGAAAGCATGGCTGAATACTCTTCGATAACACACAACTTCATTTTCATCTCTTTACCGAAATTAACAAAAGTTGCGCCAGTAATGTCATCCCGTGCTGATAATTTTGCAATTTCTTTTTCACGTTTAATAACTAATTCCAACAGTTCTTCAAAATACGCTAAAATTTCTTCACTATCAGAAAGAATCACACCATCTGGAAGAAACTCCCATGAACTAAACTCCGATTTTACATCTAGGATTGTTAAATCAACTTCTGAATCAAACATAAAAACTTGTGTAAGGAAAGACTTCAAAAACGTTGTTTTGGAGCTAGATGTGTTACCAACAATTAATTTATGAATATTTCTCAACATTGAGAATGTCAAGCCTTTTTCAACTGTAATTTCAAAATCATTGACTGGTCTCAATTCTGTTATCTTCTTTGGTTTAAGCTGTCTTGCCTTAGCTTCTACAATATCATCTAGTAAATAAATGAATTCTGTATTATCTTCACTCAACCAATAATCTAAAACAATTAAAGAACGATTTTTCCCCACTAAACAAGCTGATAACATTTCCGCAAACTTTTCTAAATCGTCTGTAGTTTGATCAGCTAATTTTTTGATTTTGACTGTGATGCGCCTGCTTGACTTCGCGAAGTCCGCATGCGCTTTACTAACATCGATGAATTTGCTACCAACTTTGCGATTAGCAGTTGCTGAATCCAACAATGCCCTGTGTGTCTGTCGTTCTATCAACCTTAATTGATGATACAAAGATAATGAGCCAATTTTTGATAAATTCAAACCAGACCGAATCAACAACCCAAGATTAACCAAGAGCAAGACAGCTATTCCAATCACTATTAAATTCAAGCCAAGCTGTGCTTCACTTCTAAAAATACCAATTTCTGTTCCTTTAAATCCTAGCCATCGAATAATACCACCACCAAGTAGTAACCCCGCTCCAACAATTTGAAGCAGAGTTACCAAATTTGGTAAGGCTGGCATTAAATGACCTGTATTTTCATTTAGCCTGTATCTAATCATAAATACCTACAAATCTCTTCCATTTCCTTTAACATCTTACGACGCATGAGTTCAAAATACATATACGAGCGAATGAAATCAGTGTAACGACCGTTTGAGTAAACTAAACTCAAATTAACAAAAGATGAAACTCGTCCTTCAATTTCAGAACGCATGTATGTTGATAAAACCTTACGAAGTTCCAAAGGAAGGTCTAAAGCCGATAAATCATCTAATTCTTTAGAAATCTCTTTCATATCTATTTCCTCACTACTTCAATCTAACTTCATTAACATCTTCAGCCCAAACTTCAATAACATCAAAACTTTTGAACTTATAGCGACCTCTTGGGTTGACTAGCTGATAAAGATGTCTAAACTGAATTTTATTCGCAATTTCTAAAGTTGGAACAACAAGACTAATCAGTTTAACAGCTCCGTCATCTTTGGGCATTGATAAAAATACTTCATAACCAATTGATTTGTCAGAAAAGACTGGGGCATTTTTTCCATTACTATTTTTCTCAAATCCAACAATTGGGAAAAATGGTTTTGGCTCTGTAACACCTACAGCTACGCAAGTTGAGATGTTTGTGAGCATTGGGGCAGTACGACGATCGTTTACAATTGAATCGCCTGATTGTTTTGAATTGCTTCCAAACAATCCTGTTTGAATTAAGTTATTGTTAATTTGTGACATTTATATTACCTTTGCTAGCTTAAAGCTAGTTCCATCTATTAAATTTTTTGTAAATATTTGAACGTTCGTTATTTACATTTCAAGTGTATCATGATTAAAGTTGACTGTCGATTGAGGAAAAACAGACAGTGATTTAAAAATAATTCATACAACTATTTTAATTATGTAACGTAAACTAGTATATATAAAGGAAGAAAAAATGTTGTATGATAAATATCTTAAAATAAAATACAAAATCGTTTGCAATGTACAACTTATTTTGTTATACTCTAAATATAAATTTATAGAAAGTTGGAAATTAAATGTTTAAAAATACGATTGAATTTGTCAAACGTGCAACGATTGATGCAGTACCTGCAAAAATCAAAAATTTTAAAGATGAACAGTTAGAGCAAGGAAAAAAATATTATCTGTATATGTTTTTGCATGATGAAAGGTTTGGCGAATTAAGTAATAGTGGTGCTTATTATGGTGGAAACAAAGACACAGCCAAACAAAAAATGAGTCGATTAATGAAAGATAGTCGAACTCATTTATCTGAAAATGTTTTAGAATTACTTAGCAAGAATATGAATGTAAGTATTTCTGAATTGCTTTGGGGTAAAGAAGAAAACTGGAAGAAATTGCTCCCAGCACTTTTCTATTTAATTGTTTTTGAATCTATTAGCGTATCTGATTTTAAAAAAATTAGAGAGCAACAATTGAAATCGAATATGATTGAAGTTTTAAAAGAGTCTGTACTATTTTCAAGTGAATTAGCGAAGAAAGAAATTGAAGCGGATTTATCAGACGGTATTGTTTCATTTGATATTTTTGATAAGAATTTATTTACAGTTATTTCAAGACTCTATCAAAACGAAGTGGAAGAAAAATTTTATAGAGTCTTTAAAGAGTTCTTTATTGAAAAAAAATATTATTTGAAAAAATTAGATAATAGAATAATTGATTTTGCAGAACGAGTGTATGTAGATGTTATTTTTGATAACAAGAAAACAGAAGACTCTCTAGGGATTCAGGTTTATAAGACTTCAAATTTATTTTTGAATGCGGATTATAGAGAATATAGAGCAAGCACTATACAAAAGAACTCCTTGAATGAACTAGTACTAGAAGATGGGCAAGTATTAGAACATTATTTAGAGGAAGAACAAAGAATGATAGTTGAACAAGTTTCAAAATTTGTAAATGGTTTAGATAAGCTTCAAAGAGAACAAGATGAACGCTTAGGCTATCGAAAGAACAACAAAAATTTATTCAAATATGGATTTAATGTTGTTCAATTTGATGAAAAATATTTTAAAGAATCAGAAGAGAAGATAGAAGAAACTATGATATCTACTGAACAAATGGCAGCAGATTTGAAAAAATTAGATATGTAAAAAAACAACCGTTAAGATTTCATTCTTAGCGGTTGTTTATGTTGTTTAATAGGGTTGCTATTGCATCAATTATATCTGTTTTTTGTGGTTCTGGTATCTGTTCAAGTTGATTGATGATATTTTCAATTTCTTTGCTTTTTTCTGGAAACTCGAAATTAAAAAATGTTTTTTCATCTACTTCAAGAGCTATAAGTATTTTATTTAATGTTTGTATTTGAAAATTATATTTTTCATTTTCAATATTATGTATATGTTTAGAACCCAAACCAGCCAGTTCAGAAAGTTTTTCTTGGCTAAGTCCTTTGGTTAGTCGCAAATATCTAATTCTTTTTGCAATAAATGTTTGTAAGTTGTTTTGATTCATAGTTTTTACCTTTACCTAATATTATTTTAAAGATAAAAATTATAAATAATAAGTAGTACAAATTACACTTGTATACTATATAAGTGTTGAATATTACACTATATAATGATAAAATAGTGTAGTAAAGCTATAAAAATTAGTTCATTTTATCAGCCATCAAAGGAGAAAATGATGAAGAAACTGAAACCCCTCACAACTTCAACAGCTATCGCGCTTGCGTCAATTGGTGCGCCTGCGTTTGCTCAGGAAGCAACTGTACCTGCTAAACCTGTTGAGTCAACAAATACTGCTACGGCTGTTGCTAAACCACAAGTGAAACCACTTGAGAAAAGTGCAGTTGAAGCACCTGCTACAGTGAAACCTGCGCTTGACGCACAAAAAGCTGTTGTAAAAGACGCTGACGCTAAAGTAGCGACTGCTGAAGCTGACGTAAAAGCAAAAGAAACTGCTAAAGCATCTGCTGAAAAAGAAGTAGCTAACGCAAATCAAGCTGTCAAAGACGCTGAAGTGGTTGCTTCCCAAGCAACACCTGAAAAAGTTGCTGAAGTAAAAGCTTTTCAAACTAAGAATGTTGAAGCACAAACTGCTAACCAAAAAGCAACCGAAGCTACAAATGAACAAATCAAAGCTGAAAACAAAGCTCTCTCAGACGAACAAGCTAAAGTTGCGACTGCTAACGCTAAAGTTGCAGAAACAGCTAAAGACGTCAAAACTGCTGAACAAGCTGTTGCAAATGCACAAGCTGCAATTGACGGAAGTGGACTTGCTTCTGCCCAAAAAGATTTGACACAAGCTCAAGCTGATGTTAAAACAACTACTAAATCCGTTGAAGACGCTAAAACTGCAAAAGCAAACGCAGACAAAGCAGACGCAAACCGTGCTGAAGCAATCAAATCAGCTGAAATTGATGTCAATACTAAAAATGATGCTGTTAAACTTGCGAAAGAAAAACTTGCAAGCGCTACCGAACATGCTACAAATGTTGAAAACAAATTGCAATCAGCTCAAACTGAATTGAAATCTGCTCAAGACAAATTAGCAAATACTGGTGTTGATACTGTTACAATCGCAGACTTGACTCAATTCAAGAAAGATAAAGCCGAAGGCGACTCAGACTTCATGACTGACTCTGGTGCTACTGTTATTGAGAACTCTTCAACAAAAATCAATGAAGCTGATAAAAACAAAATTGTTGATTTTAATAACATCACAGATGAACAAAAACAAGAACTTGCACTTTATAACTTGAAAGTTGTAAATGCTATTCGTAAAAATCTTGGTTTATCTGAGCTTGAATTGAACAATGGTTCAATGAAAGCAGCTCAAAACCAAATGGATAAATACATCGCTAGAAACAAAGATATCCTAACTCATGGACATTTGCCTGGTGATTACTTCGGTGAAAACGGTGGACCTATTGCGTTTGCTAAACATGGAACATCATTGACTATGTACAAAGTTAAGCAAGAAATCTACAAAGTTGTGATGTCTCAAGCTTTTGCTGACGCTCCATCAAAATGGGGACACTCAAACAATATTCAAAAAGAAATTTCACACCTTGGAGCATCATTTGGAATCATCGATGGTGAACTTTACAGCATTAACGTATATGGTGTCTATGCTGGTTCAAAAATTGAAGATAAAACAGACATCGCAACCCTCGAAAAAGCTGTCGAAACAGCTAAATCAAACCTTTCTCAAGCTGAAACTGCATCAGAAAATGCTAAACAAGCTTTGACAAAAGCTTCAAATGATTACGCAAGCGCACTCAGCTTGAAAACTGAAGCCGAAAAAGTCCTTGCTGACGCAATGGCTACACCACTTCAAGCCCAAGTTGCTGAAAACAACCTACATTTGGCAGAAATTGCACTTGAAAACGCTAAAGCTCGTGAAGCTAAAGCAAGTGAAGCAGTCGCTAACTTCTCAGCAAGTCTAGCTTACAAGAAAATTGCTCTTGAAAAAGCTCAAGACGCTCTTAAAGAAGCTCAAGCTGTTCAAACAACTGCGTCACAATCTCTTGCAGATGCTTCAGCTAAACTACAAGCTCAAGAAGCTAAAGTTAACAGTTTGAAAGCGCAAAGTGACAAATTGATTGCAGAAAAAGATGCTCTTGTTAAAGAAGCTAAGAAATTGGCTGAACAATTGCAAGCATACTTGGACGCACCTGCTAAACTAGCAACTGCTCAAGATATGAAAACAAAAGCTGAAACTAAACTTGAAACAACAAAAGCTGAACTCAAGACTGCACAAACTGCTCTTGAAACTGTTCAAGCAGAACAAAAAGCAGAAACAGCTAAATTGGCTGAAATTGAAGCAAAATATGCTAAATTAGTGGACCTTGCTGAAAAAGCGCAAGAAAACGTTGTTGCCAAATTGCCTGATGGAACAGTCATCGCTGTACCTAAAGTAGCTCCAACTGCTCAAAATCTTCCAGAATTGAACCTTGCTGAAGTCGCTAAAGAAGATGCTAAAGATAGTGTTATCAAAACACTTCCAGACGGAACAATCGTAGCTGTTCCAAATGTAGCTCCAACTGCTGAAGTGTTGCCTGAAGCAAATGTTGAGGAATTGAAGAAAACTAATGATGGTGGGAAAGCAAATTCAGAAACATACTCAGCGCCAGCTGTTAAATCAACAGAAAACAAGAAACCGACTTATTCACGTGTTGAGCGTGCGAAATCATTACCAAACACTGGCGAAAACTCAAGTATTATCATGATGCTTCTAGGTGCTATCCTTGGAGTATTTGGACTTGTAACTGTCCATAGAAAAAATTAGAATAATAAAAAAATCTTCTTATCTATATAGGAAGATTTTTGTTAAAATATATTAGAAGAAATTAATAATGTGAGGATTAAAAAATGAGAACTCCTAAAAAATATAGTGATTTAATTAAGAATAAAGAAATAACAAATAAAATTATTGCAGAATGTATATATTCTGTTAATAAAAGAGCAAAAAACTATCGTGATAAGATAGAAGATTATAAGCAAGCTGGGTTCTACAAATACAAAGAAAATAATATTGAAAATGCAAAAGAACAGAAAGAAAAATACTATAGAATGAAAGAAGATTTATTATTAAACTTCAGACCAAAATTAATTCATAAACAGTATGTAGGGGAGAAAACACAACGTGTCTATAGTTATCAAAAAAATTTTGCAAAACTATATAATGAAAAAATAAATGATATTATTAAGGAAAATAGTTACTATGATTACGATAGAAATAAGGAAGTTGATTTTTTTGATTACAGCTTAGGTGAGAAAAAATATCTTTATTTTTTATATTATGAAATCGGTGAATATAGTTTTCATACCCCAATTACAGAAGAAAGGGCAGAAAAAAATACTCAATTAGAAATCAAAGAAATAGATGAGAATTTTCAAACTCATGGAGCTGATATAGCAGATTTACTCTCAACTCAATTTGTTCAAAAAGTAATAGACTTGTTAGATAGTGGAGATTATACAATTATAGAATAAATAAAAAATCTTCTTACATTAGTAGGAAGATTTTTTGGATTCACAAAATTAATTTAAAAGACTACGCTATTTAAAGCAATTTTGAGAATGACTATATTTTAGATTGTATCGATGTCTTGGTATATCTGATACAAATAGTGTAGAGGCATTATTTGAAATATATAAAGAAAAGGAACCCATCTTATAATGGAATTCCTTTTGCTTTTAATTGTCCGAATCAGTATTCTTATTTCAAAAAAGGTAGTGAAAAAGGTAGTGATTCGGTTGATTTTTATTGCAATGTAGTGAAATTTAAAATTTCAAGAATCGCTTAAAATCAAGGGCTCTCACATCTATTGACGTGTAGTGAATCCCTATTTCACCTCTGTAAACACAACGTGTTTGCGAAGTTTTGGTGAGTATTTCTTCAATTGAAGACGGTCTGGAGTGTTACGTTTGTTTTTAGAAGTAAG